TAGGTTGTTTGGACATAGCTTCACCATAGCAAAAAGAAACCCCCCTAGCAACCTAGAACTAGGGGGGTTTCGCCTGTTTTCAGTGGTTAGCTAACCTTAGCTAGCTGCGCCTCTGAAGAACTTGATGTGTGAGGCGTGGGTTAGGTCGCCGTCTACACGCATTAGCACACGGAATACTGTGCTGTCTGTGTTGAAAGCGTAGTCGGTTGAAGTTGCAACCTGTACGCCACCTGCAACACGGACCTTGTAGCTTGGTAGGTGCCCAAAAAGCACCGACTTTGCGCCAGTTCCGATAGCTGCCATAGCAGGGTTCTCAATTACCGAGTATCCAGCAAAGTTGTCTGGCTGGCCTACGTTTACGGTGTAGAGGTAGTTTCCTGCGTTGTCCTTGAGCTTGCGCATTGTACCGATGGTTGCACCAGCAGCCATATATGCAACACCTGGTAGGCGGCGAGCTGCGCCATCTAGGGTGTACTGAAGGTCAATCAGGTTGTCAGCGGTGAATCCACCAGTGACACCAGTTCCACCAGTGATACCAGAGCCAGCAGCGGTTACAACACCGTTTGGCTGGTCTGAACCAGTTCCAGTGGTTAGGGCAGTGTTTACTGCGTAACCTAGACCGTTACCAGCCTGTTCTGCAAGGTGAGCAGAGATATTGAATCCTGCATCCGCAATCAGTTCGTTCGATACAGGAATTAGCAGACCATACTTATAGGCCCCAAGAGTAATGGAGCTGTAAGTAGGCTCTGACTCGTCAATGGCAGAACCAGCAGACTTTAGAGTTGCGGTGCTGTATGCAGTCAGGGTTGGGATAGTGATGTCTTCACCAGAAGTGGTGTTGATTCTCTGTCCAACGTCTAGCATTGGGCCAACTAGGCGAGCAACATCGAATACCTCGTCAAAGAATGACTTTGGAACGGTGTTGGTGGAAGGAACTAGGGTTCTGTCTTCCTTGTTGAAGGTGTGAGCGCCACGGGTTGCAGCAATCTCACGTAGAACGTCAGAAGCGGAACGCTCTGACTTCTCTGGTAGAGCAAAGCCCTTAGCAGCAACAGCTGCCTCTAGGTTACGCTCTTCGTTGCGCTGGGCAACAGCAATAGCTTCGTCCGCACGGCGAATGTCAGCCTCAATGCGGTCGATTTTCTCTAGCTCAGCAGCATCCAGTCCACGCTTCTCAGCCTCAGCTGAGTCAATGACCTCACGAATTTGTGAAGTCAAGTTAGCACGGAGCTCCTGCTGAGTCTTGATGAACTCAGACATTTAGTCTCCTCTTGATAGTTATTTACAATTACCAGTCACGCTGACGCAAACTGAATACGGCAGAGCTAACTCACATCCGTTATGTAAATTTTACAAGAGTTTTCCCCGAACAGCAGAAATCCCCAAGCGAAAGAGGGGAACTTGGGGATAACCCGATTTAGCGAGTTGCTTCTGGCTTGATTACTCGGGTTTCTTTACTTGGCTCTGTTGCTTCAGCAGACTTCTCTTCAGTCTTTACTGGAGCCTGTGAGTCTAGGCCAAGCACTGCTTCTGCCATCTTGTCTGCTAGAGCCCAGATGTCGCCTGACTCTGGGTTGCCAGCTACCGCCAGGATAGCGCCTTTGATTTGTTCTTTACTAGCCATTTGTTAGTCCATTCACGAGTAGGGATAGCTTCTTTTTCTTGAGTTCCAGCATAGCTAGGTCGCCAATATTCTGTGGCTCTTCTGGCTTTGCAGTCGAAGATACGATTGCCTGTTGTAGCAGACGGCCTTCTTCTTCCGAAAGCTCGTTGCCTTCTTCTAGCTTGATAATTGCATCTGCTAGAGCATCTGGGTCTACATCTGCTCGCTTTGCAACCTTGTCTAGGCCTCGAACCGAGGTGGTGCCAGCAGTGGATGAGTAAGCAGGAAAAGCCACAATGGAAACCTCGTGTAGACGAACTGACTTTAGAGTTCTTTCGCCACCGTCTGGGGACCACTCGTCTCCACCTGATGGAACCGAGAAGCCAAAGCTCATTGAATCTACATCGCCACGGCGTAGCAGCTCAGCAGCGTCACGGCCAGCGGTTGTGTTTGGGAAAGTCGCCTTGACCTTTAGACCACGCTGGTCTTCGAAGAGTTCCATAGTTCCTGCACGGGTTGAACCAAGAACAATGCCCGAATCGTGGTTCCACAAAAGCTTTATGTCATTGCGTGACTGTAGCGAGCGGCGGAACGCACCTGGAGCAATACGCTCGATAAATGGAAGTGGTTCTGATGGAGTATTGAATACTGCGGCATAGCCCTCGAAGCTCATACCATCCGAGCCCTCACGAATCTCCCAGTCAATCGGAGTCGTGCGAGTTTCTATCTTTGACAATGCTTCGCCTTTCGCTCTGCCTTCATTCTCTGCTTCAATTCTAGCAACGACACCTTCTGCATATGCAAGTGTGCGTTGTGCTGCTCGCTTCGATGGACCCGAACCCCAGAGCAAGTGTGCAACTACCCCAGCACTAGGATAATCAGGGGAATCAGGTCTAGCGGCTGGGCTATCCAAATCCACAAGATGCCTAGCAACCCAAGCCCGTATACGAACCCATTTATCAGCAGTGACAGACCCCCGTACCATCGCACGAGCTTCACGAATCGTTCTTTCAACAAGTCCATCTCCGCCTAATCCTTCTTCGTAGTACTCGAGGCCACGCCTTGCAGCGGCTCTCATAAATGCAGGTGGGGTTAGGTTTACTTCTCTATATTCTGTTTCGCCAGTTCTCTCGTCATCGTCATCATCTTCGTCTTCTGGCTCATCGTCAGGTTCTGGAAGTGGTGCGATTTGAGTAAGGGTGGAAAACTTGTGTCCGACATAAACATCGGTGTCTCTCCAGCCACCGTTGTATTGCTCATAGACCTGAATTAGGGCTGCTGGGTCAGCTGGAGTGCCTACAACCGTGACCGAACTGTCTGGAACATTGATACGGCCATCTTCAACAATTTCTTTGATTTCGCCTCTTGCTCGACCGCCTGAGCTGTTCCAAGATACATAGTCGCCAACTCGAAGGGTTCCAGGCATAGCTCGCTCGCCACCAGGCTCCATATCCTCAGCGACCGAAAGTGCGACCATCTGGTCAATAGCATCTTGCTTAGTGCGGTGACAGCCCATTACTTCCCCATCGGACTTTTCTACTGCCCATCCTGAGCAGTCGGGGTTACTGTCTGAAATGTAATACGGCATTAGCCCAACCTCGCTTGTACTACTACAGTACCGCCTAAAGCGACAGCAGTACCGTTTATTGTGATGCCAGCCGCATTTATATCTATGCCGACTGTTTGAGTTCCTGAGTCATAGGTGATTGGAGAAGTTGCGGCAATAACGCCTGTTGGTCCTGTTGGTCCAGTTGCCCCTGTTGGTCCTTGTGGCCCTGTTTCACCCTGGATGCCCTGAGGTCCTGTCGAGCCAGTTTCCCCCTGAATACCCTGTGGCCCTTGAGGTCCTGTTTCGCCCTGCGGCCCTTGCGCCCCTGTCTCGCCTTGCGGTCCTTGCGGCCCTGTGGCTCCAGTTGCGCCTTGTGGTCCCGTTGCCCCCGTTGCTCCCGTTGCACCAGTCTCTCCTTGAATACCTTGCGGCCCTTGCGGTCCAGTTTCTCCAGTATCGCCCTTGTCGCCTTTATCGCCCTTTGGCCCAGTAGCGCCAGTCGCCCCAGTCTCGCCCTGAATCCCTTGTGGACCCTGAGGTCCAGTTGGCCCAGTCGGACCAGTTGGTCCAGTCTCACCAGTGTCGCCCTTGTCACCTTTCGGCAATACAAGGCTTAGGACCTGTGATGGAGAAGTTCCAGTGATAGTGGCAGCAGCAGCGGTTCCGCCAGTAACGGTGCCGATGGAAAGAACATTGGCTGGGCCGATTTCACCTTGGATACCCTGCGGACCCTGTGGGCCAGTATTAGAAAGGGTTATGTCTGTTGAAGTTTCAACTACCGCAACATTTACGCCTGTTTCCTGGACGGTAACAGTTGTGTTTGTCTCGACAACGGAAACTACGGATGCTGACATTATCGAGTGACCTCAGCTTGAATTTGGAATGTTCCTTGTAGCAAGCGGTAGACAGTACCCCCTGAATTTAGCTCTAGGTCATAAACATAATTGCCTGGGGTTGCAGAACCCATTGTTGCGGCAGGAATGGTGATATCAATCGTGCCAGCTGTTCCGCCAAGTGTGATACCCGAACCGTTTGCCAGACTCAGAACAGCCGAAGAGGCGTTGGCGCTTGTTCTTACTTGCATAGCAGCGGTGTAATTAGTCAAGTTGGTTGGAGTGCCACCAGTGCTCCAGGTCAAATTCAAATCGTAAGTAGCACCCTGATAAGCGGTGATGTTGTATTTACCTGGTTTTATCATTAGTCCTGCCTTATTACTGCTAATCGAACATTGTCTCTTACGGCTGTTGCATTGATGGTTTCATAGGGCTGAAGGTACATAGTAATTTCTTCTCCGCCTCTTAGAACAAAGGAATTATTTACTTCGCCCAGCCAAATGTCATCGTAACCATTATAAAGTTCTGAAAATCCAATTTGTAAAAATACTGTTGGGTCGGAATTGCCAGTTTGCTCAGTAAATCTAAATACGTAATTTGAGTTGGGCTCTAAGGTAATTACCTTTGTGTATGAGTGCTCCCCACCTGCTGCTTTTGAAGCCGTGATGTATTCAGAATTTACGACTGTACCCCCAGTAAAGCTTGTGACATTTTTGAATACAGACTGAGCGTTATCTGGATTATTTCTATTTACATTGAATGACGGAACAATGACCGTACCGAAGGTAACAGTTGCTCCTTCAATAAGTTCTGAATAAATATTAGATTCAGTACTGAGTATTTGATAATATTGAAATTGACAACCCGTAGGACCAGTCGTCACTCCGAACGAAACAGACGTGCCTCGATTTACTGGAAATGTCCTAAAAACATCGTAAACTCTGCCATCTCTGGAGTAATTTTCAGGGGCAAGTTTTGGTTCAAGGTTTTTCAAAACATAATGCGCAGCGTCAAGCGTTGGGGCAACAACTGTAATAGCTGCCGTTCCAACTGAATAAACGCTTTGAGAAAGCATTACTGCCCTTCAGTTTGTAGCTGTACTGAATCCTTGCCAGTGTGTTGAATGTCTGGAAGCTCAAGCTTGGCCATCGTGTCAGCTGGGTCAAAGCCGACTTGAATAAGTCTTTGTGCCATCTCAACCTTTTCGCTCATTGCCGAGAGGTCTGCGGCATCTACATTGACATTGGCCAATGGAACACGGACTGTCTCTGCCGATGGGTCATCAATCGGCTCTAGGTCCTCGAAGCGGCGGACATCATTGATTTTGTAGTAACCAGACTGCAAACCACGAGCATAAGCCTCGGTACGGGCGTTGATATCTGCTCTTAGTAGTCCATCGAGGCTGAACTTGACAAAAGCTGCTTCTTTGCCCGTTTCCTGTGATAGTAGGGCGGTAAAGGCGCTCTCAAGCTTTTGAGCGATTGGTCGGAGTGTGTGAGTCACAAAAGCAATGTTGTTCTGCTCCACTGAGGAATAGGTGTTGGTTCCTGGTAGGCCAAGTAGGTGCGGTGGAATGTTGAAAGCACGAGCAACATCCTCGACTGCCATTCTGCGGCTGTCTAGGAACTGAGCTTGGTCGTTTGGAACATTGGTTGGCTTGTAAGTAGCTCCACCAGTCATAATTGCTGTCTTGTGCGCTCTGCCCCATCCACGGTGACGAGAATCGAACGCTTCTTGCATTGCTTTAGCTTGCTCAGCAGTTAGTGCAACTCCTGGTGGCATTTCGATTACACCTGAGGTCTGAGTTCCCGAACCGAAGAACTTAGCTGCATACTTCTCTAGCGCAAGAGCTAGACCGAAGTTTTCTTTCAGTGCTTCTACTCTGCTTGTTCCTCGAATGTGCCCAGGCTGGACAACATCTGGAATAAAAATTACTTCTTCTGAGGTAAGGGCCTTCTTCTCGCCTCTTACATTGAAAATCACTCGGCCAACACCATTGCGCTTGACTTCAACGTCAATAGGGTTCAAGACATTCATATTGACAACTTCGCCACGTCCGTTTCGGTATACCCGAATAAAGACGTTGCCGTCAATCAGCAGCGAAACAATGGCTGCACCATAAAAAGCTTCTTTGGTTGTATCTACATCTGGTTTAGTTACCCAGGCTGGTCTTGGACGGAGTGCGTAGCGAGCGCCCTGCGAACGAATGTAAGCATCAATCGGCAAAGTGGCGATTGTATCCGAGATGAGCGATACAGCGGAATAAACAGCATTGAGCTGTAGCACGGTGTCGTTTGTGATGACAGTTCCCGATAGTGACTGCACATCTGCGAAATCGCCCGAGCCCCAGATGGTCTGGAAGGAGATTGCTCGCTTCTCGAACAAATTATTTAGCATTACCTACGCTCCAAAGCTAATCCGAAGACCAATGTTCCTGCACCAGCTAGAATGATTCCTAGTGGTGGAAAAATTAGTCCAGCACCGAGTGCAATGAGTGCCGCACCAGCCACTTGTAAAATTGTTGCCAACATAACCGCCTATACAAATATTTGAGGCACTACCTCTTCCATTCTACCCACGGTAGCCCGTTCGTAGGCTATCACCGCTGCTACCGCTGCGTCAATCCTTCGATTGCTGTTTCTGTTTTCTTTTACGATGCGAGGGCCGATGTTGTCAATCTTTAGAACACAGTTGTCAAGGTGTCTGGCAAGCAATGGGTCGCCCGAGTGGGTCATCTTGGCTTCCATCACGCCATCGAAGAATCGAGCCGTGGCTTTGACCATACGGGCTGGCGAAGTGGATGGAAACTCCACAATCGGCAAGCCTCGCTCTTCTTGCAGGTAGGCCATAGTTCTTTGCCAGCGATAAGGGTCACAGGCAATCTCTCGAACCTTCGGGTATTGCTGACAGAAGCTAATAATCTCGTTTTCAACATCGGTAATGTTTACTCGCCAAGAATTGTCGTCATCTGGGCCTTTTTCCCAGGCTTTGATAAGAAACAGGTGTGGAAGCTCGTCTTCTTCCTTTGGAATAGTGCAACCGACCAGAACTGTCGTGTCACCCGAGAATGAGCCGTCAAAACCGATGATTAGCTCGTCATCTGGGGTTATTTCTTTCTCTGCTGACAAGGTATCCCAAGAACCAGTCGGCAACCAAGTCAAATTGCTTGATACCCACTGATTACAACGCTTAGTACGGAATTCTGCCTCTGGAGTGCGGAGTACGGTGCTCTTGAAGTCATCGACTGAGTTCAAGTCGCCATAGCCTGGGTTAGCGGCTATCCAAGTCTCCTCTAGCTTGTGGTCTGCTTCTGCGGCAGCTTCGTACCAAGCCATAAAGAATGACGGGTCTTCTACTTCGCCTCGTGCGACTCTCTGCCCATACTGATAGAGCGAATAGGCGATGGAGTCCTTGCCAGTGTTGTCTGACTTCTGACCAGCGGTTGTGATACAGAACATCGTGGCTAGATTGCCACGAGCACCTTGAGCAAGCTGCATAACATCGAACAGCGTTCGGTCTGGCTGAGCGTGGAGCTCATCGAAGATAACCATCGTTGGAGATAGTCCTTCTTTTGTAAATGCCTCTGCTGACAAAACACGATAGACCGAGCCTGTGGATGGAATCTCAATCGCATCTCGATAAATCTTCGCCATCTCTTCTAGCTCTGGCTCATTGGTCAGCATCTTCTTCGCTTCACCG